GAACGAGCAGATCCAGGCCAACATCCAGGCGAACCTGTCGTTGATCCCCAAGTGGGTTCGGTCGGTGCTTCCTCATCGCAAGCGGGCGATTATCGTTTCTGCCGGCCCATCCCTTGAGATGCCCGAGACTTTGGCCGCGATCCGCAAAGAGGTGCAGGACGGGGCAGTTCTTTTCTGCGTGAAGCATTCGCACGGCAAATTGATACAGAAAGGGATCATCCCCTTCGGCTGCGTCATGCTGGACCCGCGTCCCCATGAAGGGGTCTCAACGCATGGGGAGCAAAGGGCGGATCTTCTGCCGGCGGCGTACCCTGGCGTGCGGTACTTCGTGGCATCGATGGTCGATCCTTCGACCACCAAGCGGTTGCTTGAAACTGGGGGCGATGTTTGGGGCTGGCATGCGGCTGTCGGGGCAGATGAGGCAAATGTCCTCCCTGATGACCACCGCAAAATGCTCATGGGGGGAGGATCATCGTCGGCGGGCCGCGCTATGATCCTGGCGTGGCAGTTCCTCGGGTTCAACTCGATCGGGCTCTATGCGTTTGACTCCTGTCACCTAGACGAGAGCAAGATCGACAAGAACGCGAGGCACCAGGACGGGACCGAGAAGTACTTCGCTATGGATGTCGGGGTCGGCACTGAAAAGAAGATGTTCTGGACCGATCGGGACATCCTCTGCCAGGCGCAAGACTTCACTCGGTTCCTTCAAGAAGTGCCTTGGATCCATTGGGATGCGCATGGACCAGGGATGGTGGCGTGGCTGTGGCAGAACTCCAAGGGGCGGTTGCCCAAGTTTGAGGATGCGTTCGGATGACAGACCGCAAGTGGCGAGGCGACAGCGAAAAGGTTAAGCGCCGGAAGCGGCAAGCCCTTTCTGCGTTCCTGGTCAATGTTGCGGAGAGCCTCGGGGCTGAAGAGCGCCGGCAGATTGCTCAGGTCTGCCTCGAGGACTTTGAGTCCGATCGCCAAAGCCGTTCTGGCTGGGATGCCATGCATGCCGACTGGGTGGCTGTCTACAACCAGCAGGACTATGCCATTTCCCGCCCATGGGAAGGCAGTTCAACCGAAAGTCTCGGCTTGCTGACAGAGGCCTGCAACAGCTTCCAGGCCAGGGCATACAAGTCGTTCTTCCCGTCTCGGATGCCCGTGGCTGCAATCCCTGTCGGAGAGCAGGGGCCGGATGCTGCCGCTCGGGCAAAACGGGTCGGTCAGTTTCTGCAATGGTCTCTGTTCGTAAAGGACCAGTCCTACAAGGAGGACAAGGCTGCGATGCTGTTGCGCGTCGCGGTCCACGGCAGCGACTTCTCCAAGACCTATTTCGACCCGGTCATGAACAAGATCGTGGTGCGTCCTGTTCGTGCAGAGGATCTGTACGTCCCCTACAGCGCCGGTCCCGTCAACATCGAGGACGTGCAGCGCAAGACCGAGTTGATCCATCTCCCTTTGAACGAAGGCCGGATCCGTGCTGGCGAGGGCTACTTCCTTGTCGCGCCAGATCCAATGGTCATTGGCAAGCTCAGGTCGCCCATCCAAGACCAGAACGATCAGGATACCGGCATCGTCCAAGTCCAGGCTGAGAGCGAGGACTATGCTCAGATCATCGAGCAGCACCGGGATCTCGACCTCGACGGGGACGGAATCGCAGAGCCCTACAAGGTTTGGGTCGATGTGACCTCTGAGGAGTTGCTGCGAATCGAGGTCCGCTACCAGGTCGATGAGACTGGCCGGCCGACTGATGGGCGGTTACCGATCGAGGAGTACACGCACTATCGGTTCTTGGTGAACCCTGATGGCTTCTACGGGTTCGGGCTTGGCTTCATGCTGGGCAACACGAACATCGCCGTCAACAAGCTGCTGCGTCAGTTCATCGACGCCACGACGCTGTCCATTGCCGGGAATATGTCGGGGTTCATTTCGGAGAGCCTCAACATCAGCAAGGGGCCGGTGAAGATCGAGCTTGGCTCATTCAAGTCGGTTTCGGCCAGCACGGACGACATCCAGAAGGGTATCAAGACGTTATCCTTCAGCCCGCCGCCGCCTACGCTGATGCAGGCGATCGGTCTGCTTGAGGCACGGGCGCAGCGTATCGGCGCGACAACCGATGCGGTCTCCGGTGATATCGGCAAGGTGCTGCAACCGTCCACCGTGACGCAAATGATCGACCAGGCGCTGGTGGTCTTTACGTCGGTGCAGGAGTTCTTGCTCAATTCCTGGAGCAAGGAGTTGAACAAGATCTACCGGCTGAACAGCCTGTATTTCCGTGGGTATGAGTCGTTTGTCGTGATGAGCCCTGACGGGATCACCGAGAGTCGGGTGACGGCCGACGACTTCATCCAGGACATGATGATCCTGCCGATTGCTGACCCTCGTCTGGCGAGCCAGCAGTCTCGATTGCAGAAGGCGCAGTTCCTGTTCGAGTTCGCCACGAAGAACCCGCTGATCGCTCAGAATCCGGCGGTGCTTCTGTCGGTCTCGCGTCGGCTGCTTGAGGAGATGGAGATCGAGTCAATCGACTCGCTGCTCCCGCGCAGCCCAGAGGAAATCCCGCCGCCCCCGCCTGATCCCAAGGCAATGGCAGAGCAGCAGAAGATGCAGATGGAGGCGCAGAGGCTTCAGCTTGAGGCGCAGACTGCCCAACAGGAACTCGCGCTCGAGCAGCAGAAGCAGCAGATCCAGAGCCAGATGGAAGCGGCTCGCATGCAAGGGGACCAGATGCTCCAGCAGATGCGCATCGATGGCGAGCGCATGATGGCTCAGATGCGCCTGGAGAACGAGCGTTCTATCGCCCAGGAGAAGCTCATGCTTGAGCGGGAACTGGCGACCATGAAGCTGCAACTGCAAGCTCAGATTGATCGCGAGAAGATCATGATGGACGCGGAGGTCAAGCGTGAGGCTGAACAGGCCAAAGCGCAGAGCAACCGTGAGCAGCAGCAGGCTGCGGCTCAATCGACCGAGAACGGCGCCAAGCAGATGGCTGAAATGATGAAAGTCATGACCACGGCCATGTCAGGCCCGAAAGAGGTGAAGATTGTTTCTGAGCCCCGTGAGGTCAAGATCACATCTGATCCGCGCAAGGTTGAGATAGTTGCGCAGCCTCGCGAAGTTACAATCAAGCATGAAGGAGAGAGTTGATGTCCAAGGGTGATGTTTTTGAGAACGATCTGCTGAAGTTGATTTTCAACGGCGGTACGATTGCCAACATTGCGGTCAATGCAACTGCGTCGCCTCTTGGGGAGTTCTTCTTTGCCCTTCATACGGCTGATCCTGGCGAAGCTGGCACGCAGTCTACGTCGGAGATTTCCTACACTTCATACGCTCGGGCGGCTGTCGCGAGAACCTCGGCAGCGTTTCCAGTGTCTGGCAATACGGTTGGGTTGGCGGCAAACCTGGACTTTGCAGCCTCGACGGGTGGCGCGACGACAACTGCGGCGTTTTTCTCGGTCGGAACGGCGTCGTCTGGCACAGGCAAGATTTTGTACAAGGGAACGTTGACGCCGGTCATCTCGATCAGCACTGGCGTAACCCCGCGCATCCTCTCTGGAACGATTATTACGGAGGATTGACATGGCTGTCGCGAGGTGGTCCAGCAACAGCGGACGAAGCTCAAACATCTTGTCGAGCGCAGCCAACTCTTTGGGGAATGGCTCAGAGAGTGCTGTCGTCACCTACGACAACTCATCGTTGCGGAACCTGTACGCAGCGGCGACGATCAAGCTTGGCAGCATCAACAGCACAACCGGCGGGTCTGTAAGCTTGCGGGCTACGCTCAATGACGGCACTGACACATCGGACAAAATTGGGGGCGATTTGTACGTTGTCCCCCTGGTGGTTGGATCAGCGGCGAAGACCGCAATCATCCCGTTGGTGCGTCTGTACCCATTCAGCATCCGGTTCAGTCTGGTGAACAACTCTGGCGCGACATTGAACGCTGCTGGCAACGAGTTGTACATGATTCCCTACAACGAAGATGTTTCCTGATGCCGCGAGGGATTGATCCTCGAGACAGTGCTTACCTACAGGGGCGGCTGTGGACGCCTGCGGTGTTGCGGCCTGCGGCGTGGTACGACGCAGCAGATCTCAGCACAATCAGCGTTTCAACTGGAGTTTCGGAATGGCGGGATAAGTCTGGAAACGCCCGCCACATGACGCAGGCTACGTCTTCCATTCAGCCGCTATTCGTGCCCGAATATAAGAACGGGCTAGGTGCTGTCAATTTTAGAGGTCAGAAGACAAGTGATGGCGTTGGGCAAGACGACTACCTGGCAATGGCCGCATCGGTTTCTGTAATAACTGCATTTTGCGTGTGCATACGAAGTGCCGCTTCAGCAAACAATTTTGTATTTACGAGCGGCAACTCATACGACTGGCACGGCACTGGCGCCTCAGGAGGCGTCATGGGTCCGCTCGCCGACAGCAGCAACTCAAGTTCAAACTGGCGCAGCGGAACAAACAGATCGAACGGGCTTTCAATAACGGTTACGTCATACAGCGGCCAAGATATATGGACGCTTTATTCATTTTTGTGTTCTGGAAACATGGAGGTTCAGTCGATAGGCCGCGACCGGTTTAACCTCAACGGGGGCGTCGGCTATCACACGACAAAGGGGCATTACTGCGAAGTTCTATTCACGCAAAATCAATTGGAAACTGCGAGAGTAAATATGGTTGAGGGATATCTGTCTTGGAAATGGGGCATCCCCCTCGCCGCTGACCACCCCTTCGCCAACCGACCGCCACTGATCGGGGATTGAGATGCTTCGCGTCCGCGCACCATTACTTGCGATTGTAAGTGGCGGAAGCGTTGTTAGCGCTGCGGCATCTGCTACTGGCGAAGCGACGGTCTCGGCGGTTGGAGCCAGTCTATTCTCCTCTACCGCCCTCTCCACCGGAACTTGCACCGTCAGTGGGCAAGGCGCGGGCGTTTCCTCCGCAGTGGCAAACGCATCTGGCTCGGCAACCGTCAGCGCACAGGGCTCTGCTGTTGACAACACCCAGTCTGCCTCTGCATCCGCCGATGGCATTGCTACTGTTTCAGCGACAGGTGCATCTACCGCCGCTGCAACCGCTTTGGCGGAAGGTTCGGCACAGGTTTCTGCGGAGGGATCGTTCATTGGCTTTGCCTCCACTGCGGCGTCTGCCAGTGGATCTTCGACCGTTTCCGCACAGGCAAAGGCTGTTGGCGGCGCTGCGTCCGTCCCCACTAAAATGGCCCGCTGGGCGTCCTACCAGCGTCGCCCTGGCACCTTCATCCGCCAGGTCAGCCCAGGCGTTTATCTGCGCGCTACCAGCACGGAAGCCCCGGTTGTTTTTGTCAACGATCGGGACATAGGCCCCGCCGAGAACGTCCGTGGCGACAAGCTCGCCGGAATGCTGGCGCAGGGTCTGGACAGGCGCGACGCCCGCAAGATCCGCAAGATTTTGCGCCGCTTGGAAGAGCCGCCTGATCTTGTCGAGGTCGTCCCCAAGCCGCCGCCGGAACCGCCAAAGTCGGCAGAGGCCGAGAAACTGATCGAGGAGGTTAACGCCTCCATGCCCAAGCCAATGCGAACGACCGTCACTGTGGATTATTGCGAGGAAGAGATTGCCGTTCTGGTGGCGTTGAGGATGTTCTGATCCCCCGTACCGTTGATTTGTGCAGAACGGTACAATGCTGGTGAGCGAAAGGATGTGCCATGTCTATGACCAACGCCGCTGAAGCGGCTCTTCTTGATCTTCTGTTCCTCAACGCCAATTGGGCCAATATCGGTGATGCCGGCGGCCTGCAAAGCTCGGCTACGGCTGGAGCATTCTTCATCAGCCTCCACACCGCTGACCCTGGCGAAGGCGGCGACCAGACCACCAGCGAGGCGAACTACACCTCCTATGCGCGGGTATCGGTGGCGCGGACATCTGCGGGATGGGTTCGAGCGGTTAGCACGATCAGCAATGCAGCGCTGGTTCAGTTCCCGCAATGCACGGGCGGCACCAACACGCTCACGAACTTTGGCATTGGGACGGCTTCGTCGGGTGCTGGCAACTTGCTTCTGAAGGGGGCGCTGACTTCTTCGCTGTCCGTGTCGAACGGCATTCAGCCGCAGTTTGCTGCTGGCGCCTTGACGGCTACGGTTGATTGATGACCTACCGCTGCGCCCACTGTCGGGAACCCTTGAGCGTTGACGAAGAGGGCGCGGTGAGTCATTGCAGCACGCATCCTGACGGCGGCGTGGAATGGTCGCCTGACGATGTGGAGTGGGTGCCTCTGGAGATACCAGATGCCGTTTAACAGCGTGGCGCAAGTTGCGGATGCCGTGGAGCAGGGACGCAGCCACATCCAGCACTTCTTGCGCACTGGTTTCAATGGCAGCTTTGGCGTGAGCAACGTCTTTGGTGACGCCAGCATTGGGTCAGGTGTGCCGAACTACAACGCGTACTTGGGAAACGCGTTAGAAGCCACGCAGATGATCGGCACTGGCAACCGCAGCATCTACGTCGGCCCCGGCATCAGCACAGAACGGTATTTGCTGTCTCTGTCGCTCACGATGGCGGGGTCTGTCGGCTACTTTTCGACCACCTATTTTTTGGACTACCTACTGTCTTAC